TATCGTACCCCCAACTTGTTTGTACCACATGCTACATGATACACTCCTTTCTGCCCCTTCTCGGGACTACAACGGTTTTATGGTATGGAAGACCGAGGTAACTTCCTTTAGTAGCAGATATAAATATATCCGGCTTGAGAGAGTTCCGAATGGAACGATAAGCTGCCGTTATGATATATTTATCTACCCCTCATTCAATTATACTATATATATGCACAATATTCCGATATTACGGTCTAATCCCTGGCACATAGAAAATACCCAGATAACCATATGGTTATCTGGGTATAAATTACAGCAGTTTCGTAGTATGAACGCTGATAGGATTTTCAATTTTACTATTGACTGTGAGGGTCGGTAAACTGAGTCCTGTGAACCTCTCGAGTCCCTGCATGAATCCTGTCATCTGTGCTTCAGCATCCTCAATTCTGAGAGACTTCTGAATTTCCTTGTTAATCTTCTTATCATATCTCTTATTGATAGAGAGAAGCTGATTGGAAGAAAGGAGCATTGTGATGATACTTGTAGTTGCTCTGAGGATTTCACTATCAGTAGCAACGGAGTTGATAACTCCAGTACCAGCAGGTTCGAATTCTTCGGTGACGATATTGTAACCAAGATTCTTAGTTACCGCATACTCAAATATAGCACACATGTCATATTTGAGCTCACGGAGTGCTGCATTTTTTTCATGGTCACAGAGACATCTGAAGAACGGATGCATGTGATTCTTAATTTCATTTCTTGATTCATCATCGATACCGTCCCATGTATATACTGTTGGGAGACATGGGTCATCTGCAAACTTATTGAGCATTACATCGATAGATGTAAGCATGAATGCCTCTGCAATGTATCTGAGGATAGTATGGTTGATATAATCATCCGGTGTAGAATCCTCATTAGCTTCGATTGCTGTAACAAGGTCAAATATAACGGACATAGTTTCGAGATTGAAGCCTCTGATATAACCGTTCTCATATGCCGAACGACATGCGAGTGTCGCGTCGAGCACAGCGTCTCTTGTGCATCTCTTCTTGAGTTCGGAGTCTCCACCAACGAAGATTACGCCGGTATCACCGACGAACTTAACGAGTCTGAGGTGTGCCTCCATATAATCCTTCTCAAGTGTCTCTGCATGATGGAATACCTTTTCCTTAGCAGAGTTGAAGTCTTCCTTGAGTGCCGCAAGAGCCGCCTGATATGCAACTGTATCCTTTGAGTAATCTTCAAGAAGCAGATACTTTTCAGTAATAGTAAGTCTTGGGGCTCTACCGGCAGAACCTTCAATAATCGCGGATGGTTTCTGGCATTCCTGTGATGGGAACATCATATGGAATTCATCGGAGTCTCCGTAATAATGCTCGTAGTTTTCGACCGTTTCATCAGATGCGTTCGTCTTAAGGAAGTTAAACATACGCACCTTTGTATAGTTAACGATTTCAGAGCCAGTGAGAATAGCGAAGTCAGCAGCATAATCCTTGAGTGCCTTACTTGTAAGTGAAAGCTGGAAGAGCATTACTGAAAGTTCACCGGCATTTACAACCTTCTCAGCAGCACCCTTAATAGCAGAACCGAGAGCAGAAAGAATCTGGTCATCATAACTTGGTGCAAAGATGATAGCCTGAGAATGTTCGCTGTTAGCCAGGTTGACGATATCATTGATAATGCTGTAGTGTTCGTTATACTTCACCATGTGGTCGAAGATGAAGACACGTGGATTACGAGTATTTACGAACTCCTTATCGCCTCTGAGATAGAGAGGTGCCCAGAGCAGGTGACAGTCGAGTTTGTAACCTCTGTTAATTGTGTATGTAGTCTCATCAGTATCGGAGAGTGTAACGTGAATGTTAGGGTTATGAGTCTTCTCATAAATCTCTCTGATAGTTTCGGATATCTTCTCGTTACCATTGGAGGAGATATATGCGATATTATAGATATCTTCGAACTTACAGTCGTCGCCGGTATCTTCGATGATATGCTTATGGGTGTCCTTGTTGAGCTCGGTAATGATTAAGTCCTTCATAGACTCAATCTTTTCAATAAGCTCAGCCTGTCTGATACGTGAGTTGATTTGGCGTATCTCTGCCATCATCTGGTCGAAGAGCTGGATGAAGTGGTTTGCAACGACAAGAGCAGTTGTCGTACCGTCTCCAACTCTTGAGTTGAGAGTGAAGCTAATACGCTTGATATAGTTATAAAGTACTGAGTGTACAGGATCACCGAGTAACAGGTGGTCCAGAACTGTCCAACCGTCCTTAGTAGAGAATGCATTGACTCCATCATCAAGTACCGTGGTACTGGCATATGGACCAAGTGTTCTGGTAACTACTTCGGCAGCAGTTTCGCAGATTGCACGCAGAATTGCTTTATATTCTGCAGATTCGATGAGATTAAGACTTGCACGAATTTCGTTCTTAAGCTCCTCATGTTTTGTCATTTGATTCATCATTCGGTTTCTCTCCTTTAAAGTATACTGTAGATTTGTCACCCTTGTAGTCAGTGACATATTTTAACTGAAACCAGTTAGCTTCGCATTTGAAGCGTTGCTTGGTTTCGGATAAGAATTTCTGATGCTTATAGAAACTCTTATCCATAGCATCAGCGTCGACTCGAATATTCGGCAATGCTGATATCAGGAAGAGTTTCTTATAGAATTTATCAGTCCCCTCAGGTTCCGATTCAATAACCTCGAGCACCTCATCGGCCGAGTCACATATGATAGTGGTAATCTCAGGTTTAGCTGTTATGATATCAAGTAACGAGCCTTCCAGTAAGGATATGCGTGGGCCATTTGCTCTACCAAATGAGTCTCTTAAGAACTTCTTAGTGATATCAGAGAATGCTGTATCGTAGATATAAATCTTCTTACAGAAGTCATATGTTAGGAACTCATGTAACATTATCTCAACATTTGTAACTGATGCAAAGTATGGATTAGATAGTGCCATTAGCTTTGCGTAATCCTGAGACGCGTTGCTAAATCCAAGTTTATTAAAGTGCTTGAATGATAAAGCCATGAACTTTAGAAACTCGGCACTTGTAAACGGTGAGAGTAAGTTAAATCTCTCCTCGGCAGACTTGTCGAGTAAGTTGGCAAACTTTGTGTAGTTTTCGAGCCAGTACGACTTGAAGTCCGGTAACTGTGTTGCTGCATTATAAAGTAGCTCTCCGGCATTCTTCATACCGCCTCGGAATTTAACAAGAAATACCTCATCCCTTGTTTTGGTTACAGGTCTTAAGAAGTCAAATTCCATGTGATTTCTCCTTCAAAAAAATCAGGCGTTGAGTGATATATCAACGCCTGATACGAATTCCTTAGAATGGATTACTGTCGCTTGCTCCGGTCATCTGCATAAACGCCGCCATATCACCATCGAACTGCTTAAGCTCAAGTGCTGGTGGAGCTGACTGTGTGAACGCTTGTGTATTTCCAGTCTTCTGCTGGTAAGCAGGAGCCTCAATCTGAATACCATTCTTCATGGCAATCTGATTGATGGTTGTGCGAGTCTTATAGTTGGTATTACCATATCGGCTTTCAATCTGATGAACAGTGCCATTACACTGAGACTTTACAAACTCATCGAGTGCTGTGATGAATGTGATAATCTGTGGATATTCAGTTTCGATGGATTCAAAATCACCTGTGGATGGATCGTAACCAATGATAACTGGTACTGTATCGGTCATCTTGAATACCTTAACTGTCTTAGGAAGACGTGTAGCCGCGTCGATGTCTGTAGAATATACGATTTCTGGAATATATGGGCCAGATTCAGGTTTACCTGTAGAAATAGAGAGCACGTTGGTAAGATCCTTATTGGTTGCGACACCGATACTGAAGCCCTTATTGAAGGTGGTATCATCATTTCTCGTATCCACGTATTCCTGGAACTTTGGTATGAATTCACTACGAATGCGATTCATAAAAGCTGCCGCCTTTTCGCGGGTAAGAATAGCTGAAAGGTCCTTATCTCCGCCAGTTGGTCGTGGGAATGAACGTTTACCGTTTTCATCGTATTTGGCATCCCTGAATGATACAATACAGATATTATCACTGAACTTCAGTGACATCATTACGTTATCACTGAAGAATATAAGTGACTGTGTGTTAATTGGGAATCTTTCGGTTCCCCCATTGTTGTTAAAAGCCATTGTTAAACCTCCTTGTATAATCAATCAGCCGACTAGCTATTGTCGGCTGACCTATAGCCAATATTTTTCATTTGTTATTGGTACCGAGTACCTGACGTTCAGCTCTGTCCTCGACACGCTTATTCATATACATGAGTGCGATTTCGAGGTGTCTGAGAGCTTCAGCATTCTCTTCGCAAGCAAAATCTCCTCCCTGGAAGAACTTAAGACGGTCTCTTACAATTTCGAGCAGGTCAGTATCAAGTACGCCTCTGATACTCTTCTCATCCTTACGAGGTCCCTTCTGGAATATGATAAGTGGGAAAGAGTAGTTCTCGTTATCTGCACAAACGATACGATACTCATGATGAGCCCCGCCTGGACCGATATCGTCTTCACGAAATACTCGGTTGAGCTTATTGTGCTTTTGGATTGTGATTAATTCTGTGCCTTTTGACATAAGTATTCCTCCTATGATTAATAAATATTTATGAAATCTGTCGCCGGTGAAGTATAAATCAACCGGCTCAGATATTCACGATGTTAGTATAATGCTGTGTTGTTGCACCTGTCTTCTGAATCTTTGGACCAAGTGGGTCGATGATAGGATTGATAAGGTTAACAACGTCTGTGATAATTTTGGATGAGTTGATTATATCTTTCATCCATGCTGGTAGATTAGTCATATCACGCGGTTTAGCTATACATGTGATAGACATAGTCCATTCATACTCATTAGATGACATAAGAATGTTCCGATAATAATTCTCGAAGATTTCTCTGTGCTCATAATATAGCTTCTTAAAAGGAACTGCTGCATCGGATTCTTTACTATTAAAGAATGCCTCTGGGTCATCACGCATCATGAGATACTTCTTCTTTGACATACCAGTATCCAGTGTAACTGGAACCAGGTCGACTTCAGCAGGGAATGCCATCTCTTCTGCAGGGTTAAATGCGTTCCAAAGATGCACCGCTTTATATCCCTGATTAGACAATGGAGCTTTATATCTTGCAGCGGGATGAACCGTAAGCTGCTTATAGAGTGAGTTATCACCTTCCTGAAGCAGTACCTTAATCTCTGCTTCATATTCTCTTACAGCTCTTAGAATATTTCTCAAATCGATCTCCGGTGCAAGGATAATCTGGGTATCAATAAGCTCATGACATTTCTGTCTTACTGATTCCTTAGTACCGGCTTTCTTAAAGTCAAACCCAGCAACTACACGCTGGTTGTCGATGCCATTGATGAATTTACCCTCTTGGAGTAATACCTGACCAAAGTATCGTTTCTTAGCAGTACCAAATACGATAATTGGCCAATAAAGCTCGTTCTTCATTGCAAGCTTCTTACCCCACTCAGGGGCAATCTGTCTAGCCTCAGTAAATGATTCAAATGCTTCTGAGATAGACATAGTCAGAATCATTGTGAAGATATTTACCGACTTAAATGTGAACTCATCCTTATTCTCAGTGATAGCATTCTTAAGTGAGTAAGCATACATAATATACTTAACTACCGAGATGAAGTTAGAGTCCGTGTCGATATAAAGTACCGCAGACTTATTAGTGTATCTAGTTCGACGTACTCTATCGAATATCTGGTGCTTATAAAGTACGAATACTTTGAGCATCTTAATGATTTCAAGCAGTATTGATTTAGAATCGTCACGTGCTACAGTATCACACCATTCTTCGCCCATAAAGTCGAATGTATCGATATCACCATTACGGAGAATGATGATAGAGTTGAGAAGCTCAGTATTAATTGACTGACAGAAAGGTATATTGAGGAATTCGAAGAGATTATTCTTATAATACATCAGCTTGAGACAGTCCTCATCGGCGGAAGCAATTATTCTCGATATAATCATTGCCTCATCTTCAGTGATATTAAAACCGACCTTATCTGCAAGTCTATCGGCTACCTGCTTAGATGTTACTGGTGGTACTCTTGAGAATAATTTAAGCTCCTCGTCCGTAAGCTTTTCATAATCATGTATGATATTCATCAGATATAATACAAACTCTGTCACGTTGACGAACTTGATATTGTCCGATATGAAGTTCTCGAAGTGACATGTTGCTGTCGAGATGATTGCCTGACCCATAGCAGTAGTAGCCTGAGCAAGGTTGACATTGAATAGATGAAATTTCATGTAACCGAGGATACCATAGAGAGAGTTAAGCATAATCTTCTTGTTATTTTGTGCTAAGTCATACATCTGCCATTCTGTAGTACCTTTATCGAACGAATCCCTCTGTTTCTTGAGAGCCTTACGCTCTTTCATCAAGTCTGCAATCCATTCAGCAAGCAGACTCAGTTTCTGGGAATGTTGTACAAACATGCACCCATCCCCACCAAGGACAAGATTGTTTGTCAATATGAGTGATATGACAACGGTCAATGATGAGCGTATGGATGTATTGCGATAGTTATTAACCATTGTACATTTAGGGTCCTTGACCTCTATATTATATATTTTACGTAGGGTCTTTTCCAGTACCTCTTCATCCCAATCAGGATGTGCGGTTCTAAGAACTTCTGAAGCCTGGGATACCCATTTATCTTCAAATCTTAGTGCCATAATTTACCTCCTATATTTTTGCGTTATACTATTGATGATAACATCATTCTTCGCTAGAATATAGACTTGAAATGATTATTAATTAAACAACTCATGTAATGTATGCAAACATATGTATGCACAATATTAATCCTAAAAGGAGGAATTGTAATATGTCATCTTTTGATTCAATGTTCGAAGGTCTCTTCGAGAACAACGATGAAGATATTGCTGCTGGTGCCATGGAATCTACAGTAGGCGATGATTTTGCATTTCTCGATGAAGGTGCTGCTGAACTGACTCCCGCTGCTGAATCCGCTATTTTCCTCGAAACTCTTATGGATAGCTTCGATGATCCTAACGAGTTCGCAGATTATGCTATGGAAAATGCTGTATACTGGGAGACATACGGTCTCATCGACAATGCTACAGAAGCCCTCGAAGCTGTTAAGAAGTTCCAGGTTGATAACTGGAAGCAGGTCAACTTCGAAAGACTCTGGAAGAGAGAGTGTATCCGTATCGAAGCTCGTAAGGATACAACTACTTGGAAGAAGTATGCTCTCCACAGAGGTAAGATGAGAGAAGCACGTGATGAAATCTTCCGCAAGAACAAGACTCAGGCTATGAAGAACGTTCGTGCTGCACAGGCTAACTCTAAGAGAAAGGTTGCATCCATGAACACATCCGGTTCAAAGGACCTCCAGTCCAGACTTAATAAGTCTATCTCTAAGAGTACTTCTGGTAAGGATCCTACAACAGGCAAGCCTTCCTAACAGACTAATTATACCCAGATAACCATATGGTTATCTGGGTATTTTCTATGCACCAAGGGGGGTATGACGTAATATCGGTATATAGTACGTATATATCATATTAGTGAGAAAAATATATTTATGATTATCAATTCTCAGTTGGGACACCGGACGCCCGATCACGTCCGGATTCTATATGGTTGTGGTATGACGATCATATAGTCTAGGATTTTAAGATTGGCGTGGTACATACCGACTGCGCCCCAGGGCCGTGGCCTCCTACCAAAAACCCACGGAATATATCAGGATGACCAAACTGGTCATCCTGATATATTTATATTTTTTTTGTTAAATGAGACGTCTAAAGCACTCCTCAATCTTGTCCTTGACTTTAGAGAAGTCGCTTACTGATGCTACGAACTTATCGGCAAACATAGCCATTCTGTCAATCGCATAGTTGAGATTATATCGCTCAACTTTCTTAAAGATATTAATATCTCCATGAGACAGTATGGATTTACGAGAATCGACTATTTTGTTGATTTGGTAATATACATCATGTCGATGTTCATATACGACGAATCTGCAGAATACTAACAGTGCGTAGTAATTTTTATATTCCTTATTGATAGGCATTGCCATATCTCGGGCATAGTGCCACTGTTCGTTGATGAACTCTGATATATACATCATACGGTTCTTATTAATATCATCTATCACTCTGTCCGTAATAGATTCGAGCTGGTCGAGCTGGTCGATATATTTAGACCTAGCATCGTTACCATCAGTTATTGATAATATATTACGCATAGTATCTGTATACTCACCATGATACCAAGATAGGTTTATAGTTGTATCTTTCTTAAAGGTCTTCTTACTGAGAGTAGCGAATTCCTTATCGAGTTTCTTGTTAAGGTGGATAGTAAACGGGTCATCTCTAAATACCGTATCCATGAGTTTCATGTATACGTCATATTCCTTAAGGGATGTCGGGTCATGATACCCACGCATGATTAAACTACTAGACATTTTATTCATCTCCTTCCACTAATATGTTAGAATTACTCGGTTGTTTCCCGAACCTTCATATAATGAGTTTATAATAAAGGAGGAATCTAAATGGCTAATGCTCCATTATGGACAATCCAGCAACTCATTCAGCTTATTAAAGATGACCTTGAGTTGCACGATTTACCTAATACTATTACAGATGAAATGATTATAGAGCGTATACAGCAGAGTTCTCTTAAGGAGTTCTCTATTGTATACCCAAGATTCGAGAAGTTCAGACTCAGCTTTGGTGACCTCGTTAATCCAGAGATTCGATTTCATAACCGTTCACGTGGACTTGAGTATTATATACCCAAATACTTCTTGATGCAGTATACTCCGGTTACACTCATAGATGTCGAACCATATACACATAAAGACTTCTATGGGGACGTTCTCCCATATGCACTTGGATATGAACCTGCTGGTTTAATTACAGATATCGCAGGTATCAAGGGGATGGCTGGGATGGCTGGCAATCTGGCGAATTCACCTACACCAGATTATGATAGTGCTCGTCAGACTATCACTATATATAACGGTTATAGTGAAGGATTATATGAGGTAACTATGGGTGTAGCTCATGACATCAACCTCAGAACCATTCCAACTACAGCAATGGTGACATTCCGAGAACTTGCTACAAACGACGTTGGTGCATACATATATAGCAAGATATTCCGTAAGGACGGCATCGAAACTGGCGTTGGTAATATTACACTCAATATCGACAACCTGAGAGAATGTAAGTCCAGATATAAGGAAATGATGAAGGAACTTGCAGATGAAGCAGTTCTTGATATGGATACAATCGAATTCTTTTAATTTAATCCCAGTAAGGCATATGCCTTACTGGGATATTTTTATGTAGGGTTACCTAAGTTCTTACCCACATATGTAGTTACTACTGAATAATTATGAGAGACTCTCATACAAATCTGAGATAAGTTGTAAATATACTGACTTGCAAACTGACAGTTGTTTGCGATCTCTGGATTAGTAGCAACATCTGGGTCACTGCTCCAGTTCTTAATAGTGTTACTGAAAGCTTCATAGAATTGTGCGGACTTCTCAATAGCATGTGCACGCTTCTCAATCTTTCGTAAGAATGCACCTACTGCAGGAATACCGTCTCTACAGTAGCAAATGATATTACCAGCATGACGCTTAAGAAGGTTCACGATGACTTCCTTAACCGTAGAGTGTAATCCATGTCCCTGGGACTTAGTAGCACTTGCAAGAGCTGTGAGCACACCATTCTTATACATGGTTTGTATCTTAGTAACATGAGTATTGCAGCTATCTGCAAGAGTTCTCATTCTGTCCATATCAACACGGGTCTGACCGAAGTCTGATGGAGGATTACGAGGTGTAAATCCTTTAAGTGTGGATATGGTCGAACGCTCGTATCCAGCAAGTTCATTGTCTTTGCTTATAAGCTTCTCAGCTTCTGCAGCGATATCACTAAATGCTTTCTTGACATTAGTCATGAGTACAGTTAGGATATTATTGAGTACGGTCGCACCCTTGTCAATATCGGCATCAGATACATTATTATCAACGGTACCATTATATGTACTAAGCCCAGGTATTGCCGAGATATCAAGGGTTTCACGTTCAGTCTTTGCTGTTTTATTAAGTATCTTACGATACTCCATGAGAACCAATTCGGATGCAGCATCTGCACGCTGAGATGGCATCAGGAGCTTCTGAATCATAAGTATAATCTTGCGGACGAACTCCTTAATCTTAGCTACTACTGAGAGTATCATATTCTGAAGCTTCTTAAAGAAACCGGTCTTGGTTGGGGTGGCAGGAAATATACCATCCTGAGCTAAAACTTCAGCAGACATTATTATACCTCCTTATTACAGAAAATAACCAGAGAACCGAAGTTCTCTGGTTATGAATATAATCACGATGAATATTAGTCGTGAAGCTTGTCAATATCATTAGTGTTCTGAGCACCCTTAAGGATGAACTTTCTCTTTGTCTCGGTAGTAAAGAAGCCGAGGCTGACACATTCATTGAGATTTCTTGCCATTCTCTGGAATACTACAGAGGATTCCTTATAAATCTTACAGGATTCGTAAGCAATCTTGGCAGGTGTGTTATCAGTCATTCTGTTCTTCACAGCATTCATGATAAAGTCACATTCCTTGACATTATCCTGGCATACCTTCTCAACCTTTTCTACTGCAGTGAGAGCTCTGTCGATAACAGCGCCTTTTTCTACGAAATGTGCTTTAGCAAGGATTTTTGATACCTTCTGAGACAGTGTGAGCTTATTGTTAACGGAATCCTTCTTATTGCCGCTTACGAGACGATCGTTGTCACGCTCTTTCTGCCATTCTTCTTCAGCCTTTTTATCGGCCTCAGATTTTTCATCCTCCTTGGACTTGCCATGTTCCTTCTTAGACAGAGTGTCTTTACCACTGCCATCTTCTTTGGTAAATGTGATGGCGTCACCCTTAGCAGCGAGACGTTCGATGAGTTTATTATACTGAGCTGTAATCTCTGCTACCGCAGATTCGAGAGCTTCATCAACCTTCTTCATATTATCAAGCTGAATTCTGACATGCTGAAGCTCTTTATCAGCAGCCACTCTCTTAGCATTCATATCAGAACCGTCGAAGGAACCGCTGAACTTTTCTTCATATGCACGTGCAGCAGCAATTGCCTTATCGCCACCTTCACGCTTCTCCTTATTTGTCTGAATGGAATCAGAATTGGAGAAACTGTGACCTTCGCTCTGCGCAGCCTTAATTGCAGCAGATACCTTCTTACAGATATTTTCAATAGCCTTACAGTCTGTTTCAACAGATGTGTTGAGGATATTGAATACCTTATCCGCTGACGCTCTGACATCACGTGCCTCAGCACAAATATCTTTTTCAGCTTCAGTCAACTGCTGTCCCTTTGCAGCATTAAGGGTACTGTTAACCTTGGCTCTCTTTTCCTTGAACTTAGCAGCCAGTGTAGTGAACATATTCTTGATTGCACCGATAATACCGCTGATTGCCTTTCCGATCTTAGAGCCTGTTGTTTCACCGGCAGCTTCAGTGGCCGCAGATGCTACAGGACCCTGAGTATCTGTGAAAAGTGTGGCAAGGAAATCATCGCTGTCTGTTGCAGATTCGTTCGCTGGGATAGCAAAACCGGCTGCCTCGTCGCGAGAGTAATCACTTGCAAGATAATCTGGAGTAATGTCGTTTTCAACTTCGAAAAGTGTGATTGCAGATTCGAGTGCAATCAGGTCGAGAGAGAAATTATCGAACATTGCATTCATGATTTATTACCTCATTTCTTATAAGATTTGATTTGAATTGATCATATTCTCATATCGAAATACGTCATTCATTACATTTTATGTTTACCATTTTCTCATCAAATGGTTTATATCCCTTCTGAGGGAATCCTCGAGTGGGATAAATACGTGACCATTAGCAGTACCTACGGAGAACAGGCCGGAACTGTCAATAGTTGCAGATTCCATAGCTGGCTCAAGACCATCAAGTACATACTTACAGTTATCACTTAAGTTGTATATGTCTCCTGCAATCTCATCGAGAGATATACCAATAGAGACGGAAGATTCGGAAGCACCGGAAAGTTTATTGACTTTCTTATTGGTGATTTCGAAGCTCTTGCTACAATCGGCAAAAGCAGTGGGGTCAGATGGGTATATAACCCTGTCCCAACAAATAACACGACCAGGACCAACTACATCTATATGACCATCAGGAGTTTTAGCCTGAGGGACGATTGAACGTACACTTACAGATGGAATCAATCCCTGGAGGATGCTACGACGGAACTTATCGCCTGGTCCATTACCATCGTCAAGAGTCTGAAGCACACCATAGCATGCATTTTCACCATCCCATTCGATAGATTTGAGGACCAGACACATGTTGTCTGGATCAATTGTAAGTAATCTTTCCATACTGAGTTTTGCACCCTGGGTCTGTACAATCGGGTGACCGGCTTCACCAGGTACACCGCCCTTTTCATAGAGCTGTTGTCTAAACCATGGATGCATCAGGGTCTGTCTAAAGTGGTTAGCAACCCACTTACGTCCATTACGGTTATAGCTACCGAATGAAAGCAAACACTGACGCCACTCAATATAATTGGACTCGCTGTTTTCGGATTTTGGATCACCTATGATTTCGAACTTCTGTTCGTCACCACGGGGAGCCTCTTCGATTACAGCATAATACTGAAAAGATTTAGTATTCGCCATGTATCCCATCCTTTCTGTATAGACTTTACTTCTATGTTCGTATGTAATACTTACGCCGCTTATTTATAGACCGTAATTTCCTCCTAGACCGGGTATATATCATATTAGTAGAAATATAAGAGATATCGCTAAGTTATAGGGCACTTAGCGACGTATAAAAATAGCCCTTCATAGTAGGAGGTAATACTATGAGAAACGTACTTGCAAACGCATTATCGCTCAATATGTTCAACCGTATGGTTCCAATGGATAACGATTATGGATATGCTGGTTTCGGTATATCCGTAAAAGAGGTACGTCCAGAGGACGTGCCAAGGGACTGTGTGTCCATTATAGGACACACCGACACCGCTGCGGTGGTGTCATCAATGCTGGGATTTAATGTCCCAGCAAACCGAATAGCCCATACAATAGAGAACGGTGACGTTCTCTTTGTGGCCCAGTACACGGGGCCACGACTCCCCGAGGGAGCCTCGAGGCTCCCTGAAGGAGGCATTATCCGGTTCTACCGGGTAATGGAAGTCGATCCGATACCCGACAACAACGGCTGTATCGGAGAAAGGAGGTTTTTCGTCGGCGAGTAATTGCCGACGAATACCAATACCAGGAGACGTGTCTCCTGGTATTTTTTTTGCTTTTAGAAGCACCAATTCCAAAACCTCTATATAATCAATTCCTAACAGAAGGAGGTATAATATAATGGCCGATATGAATGCTGTCTATAAAGATAGATTACATAGTAAAGCTGATTATCTGATGCAGTTATCCGACCCTAAGTTGGCTAATGAATTCATTACAAGTGGAATGCATTGCGAGTATCTTAAAGAGTATACCGATAAAATCGTAAAAGATGATGACGGTATATGTGCCTGGACGCTCAGAACTATGATGCAGTCTGCTATTGATAACTCCAATATATTATGGAATCAGCCTCGATACCTGGTACCACTTATCAGATATTACGAATCTTTGATTAATACCCCAGCTATCGGTGGGGTATCTGATTCAGATGGTAGAATGCCAGAGGTTGCTTACCAATACACATTGTGCAAAATATTTAGATGGCTTAGTCCATCTAAATTTCTTCAGGCGGTTACTAAGTTTAACCTTGGTAACGATCTGCTGGCAAGCTCATTTACTGAACTTATCAGAAGTGCTGTCGATGCTAATGATGGTGATAACTATGAGGATTACACAAGTGACATCGAAGTTCTGCACGAAGTACTCCTTAATGATATCACACCAGTTCACCGTGTCGAGAAAATGTTCCATACCGGTAATATGGGTAATCTTGATATAACACATATTTCTTTTGATGCGTGGGGACTTTCCGATAGAGTACCTGAAGCATCACAGACTCAGGGAGAGCCTTTAATATTTGGAGATTCCGAGTATAATCTTGCAGTAATTAAACTTCTCTTCCGTGAATATGTAATCTCTGAATGGGACTTATTTGCTAAGAATTCAGATGTCTCCAGATTCAGCAGGGAAGAACTCAACATCGTTCGTCAGATGTTACAGTCAATGTACAATGTAGAATGTGACGATACATATATTCGTGATAGAGCATTCACTACTATAGAAATGCTTAGGAACGATACAGAGTATTCGATATTCCCATTAATGCAGACTATGATTCTCGCGGTAGGTAAGTTTATCGAAAGATTCGCTGTAGTATTATTCCCAGATATGACTCATAAGGATATGAAGTTTACCCTCAACGTTAGACGTTTCGCTTCTGCAATTACCGATATGAAATCTGGTAGGGAAGCCGAGAAGTATGAAGACATTAAAGGTACTATGGAAGGTGCATTACTCGAGCTCGATGAACTCATGCTGGATGAACCAGTTGAAACTGTGGCAAGGGTCATCCCAGTATATAATCCTTTTGGTATCATGACAATAGTGCCAGCTACCGAAGCGACCAAAAAGAGCCAGGCTCTCGAGTCCGAACCAGAAACTCGTACGAAGACTCAGCAGAAGTCAATCGACAAGCGAAATGATAAAGACACCTCACGAGAAGAGCGCTTGCACCAGGCTGCTGCCAATATACGTTCGGGAGTCCGTAAGGGTTATAATGACTACAAACGCTATACTGCAAATGCAAAAGCCATCGATACACAGGTTGGTAAGATTTTTAAGAATCTCTCCAAGAAAATCACCAATACTGATGGTGAAAAATACCGTGAGGAGATACTCGGTGGTAAGGAACCATCACCACTTAAGGTTCTTGGAAAGGTACTTGCATACGCAGGCGTATTTTCCGCAAACCCGGTACTCGGCATCATAGCACTGGTAACCAGACATTATAATGGTAAGAAGACAAGACGTGTGGAACGTCGTAAGGCAATGGTCGAGCTTCAGAACGAGATGAAGCTTCTCGATGAGAAGATTGCCGATGCCCAGGCTGCTGGTGATAGAAAAGCCAAGTATGAACTGATGCGTGTCCGTAACGCATTGGATTCATCATATGATTCAATCAGGACTAATATGAGTAGAACTCCTGATAAGGATTTGCTTGCTACTAAGAAGTCACTGATTAATGTGGAGGTGAATGCAGGTGGCAACAAGTAATTTTTTTGTACAACTCAATGATGCTGAAGAATCGGGCATAATGCCCGATCTGTTCGGCGATGACGATATGTATCCTGCAATGGAAGGTCTCGATGATGACTTAGATAGACTCGGTCAAGTCGATGGTTCAGCAGAAGCCGAAGCTGAGGCGAGTGCTGATGCTGAAACTGAAGCAGATACCACTGAATCTGAAGAACCTGCGGAAGATGATGTTGGTGAAGAAGCTCCAGATGACGAAGGTGGAGAGACCGAAGACCTTGCAGCTGCTACTGATGAACAGCTTGAGGAAGATGGCGAAGCTGTTGATACTTCAGCTACACCAGATGACGAAGGTGGAGACCTTGACACTAACGATGATTCGTCAGATACTGATTTAACAAATACTGCTTCTGACCCGCTTCGTAGTGTGGCTGTTAAAGAAGCATATCGTACCAAATTCCTGAAACTATATACTATTATTATAGACTCAGTAACCACTATGAATACCTTTACCCCAGAGTATACTAACTCTGAGAGTAAGAAGTATTATAGACTTCGTGAACAGCTCAACGAACTCAAGGAACTTATCTACATCATCTGTACTAAGAAGTTATCTGCAATGACAGTCGATGAAGTTCTTCGTAAGTATTCATTATGTAATATGACATATGATGCTATTACAAATGAGATGAAGGAGTTCATTGAAGCGTATAATAGACAGCAAAAGAAGGCTCAGACAAAGGACAGAAGCGAGCGTGCTAAAGAGGGTGCTAGACGTATTGCTAGTAGCCTTAATTATGAAAGCATATCGAAACGTCCAAATACAACAAAGTAAGTAAAATACACTTTCTCAGTCGTATATTTAGAGTATCTTCACAAATGCTTTAATTAAACAGTCATGTAAATACGATTAGAAACGTATAATAAATTCTATAGAAATGAGGAGGAATTTAAACCATGATTAATTCCACAGTAAATTCTCTTGTTGGAACAATGTCACCGGTTGCTGCTTCACAGGCTTTCAAAGATGACGTAGCTCACGTTATCCAGTCCTATGATCTGCAGGGCGGCAGTGCCATTGACAACATGCCTGTTATCGCAAGAAACAGCAGATGCCGTAGAGACTTCGTTGATATGGTAATGGAGTCCGTTGTAAACGATCCACAGCTTGCTTCTGGCGATGCTTCTCAGGATCCATTCTATTCTACATATGCTGACAGACTCGACCAGCTCCTTGAGAACTCTCTTATGGAAATGGCTCGTGAATCTGTTATGACAGGTTATGCTCCTATCCAGTCTTATGCACCATTCATGCTTAAGAGACAGTGGGTATCCTGCGTATGGAAGGACGTTCTTGCAGCAGACGTTGCTAAGTCCAATATCATCAAACTTCAGATGGAAGAAAGATGGGTAAAGGATGCTGAAGGTCAGAGATACAGAATCCCTGATGTATACTACAACAAGGATCTCATGGCTAAGCTCTTCAACGATGCTACAGGTATCAACCTTAAGCACGGCGAAGAAGACTTTATCGAACTTCCACTCCAGAACGAATGCCTTATCGCTCCTGATAAGAATTACTTCGAATCTGCTATCACTAACCCTAATTCCGAGACACTTACACATGATTATACAATCTTTGAAGTAGTATTCGAAATCGGCGGCAAGGAATACAGAGTTCCATGTGATATCAAGCCTGACCTCTCTTCTCACGTACTCATCAACGGCAACAATGTTAAGTGCGTATACGAAGATGAAAACGGTGAAATCAAGTCCGAAACAGACTCCATTGTTGGTAATGTTGACTTCCAGACAGGTACAGTATCCGTATTCTCTACAAACGGTCTCATCAAGAAGTTCCGTCACAAGGGCAAGGCTGCTAACCGCTTCAACCACAGATCACTCTCCGTTGAGAGAACAATCAAGCCGCTCACATTCTACATGCCAGAATCCGGCCCAAGACTCAACGCTGCAGTAACTATCGAAGAAGCTCAGGACGCTATCGTTCTTAATAACACAGACCTCTACGCTGATAACACTGATATGATGGGCGACGTTCTCGCTAACCTCCAGGATATCGGCATCAAGTCATTCGTTGAGAACTCCTATGAAGTTCACAGCAAGGCAATCCAGGGTCCATTCGGCTATGAAGACAACTTCACAGCTTCCGGTTCCTTCAATGCAGTTCCAATTCAGAACTTCTCCATCGGTATCGACGCTTGGATGAACCAGGCTAAGGAATACTTTGAGAGAGTCGTTGAAGAGCTTAAGTATAAGCTCAAGACACCTGACATCATCATCTGTGCTGTATGTCACCCATCTCTCGTAAGATACCTCAAGGCCGACGTTCGTTGGATCTTCTCTGACCAGACAGATGTATCTGGTGTTAAGCTCGCATACAAGGTTGGTGTTACAAACGCTAACGGCGACAGAGTTCACATCATCACATCTACATACATGAGCCCTGAAGACCCAGTAAGACTCATCGTTATCCCAACAACAACTGAATGTATCACATTCAAGCATATCATGCACTCCGCTATTATTGACAGAGGTTACCAGAACCCACTCGAGCCACTCGTACCAAACGTAATGGCTACTCAGAGAACTCTTACTTTCGAAGTAACTCCAGTTCAGGGTACATTCGAGATTACAGGCAGAGCTGGTAATACAAATTACGTGAATGCTAACGGCTTTATGTCCGGTCACGCTCCTAACGAGTACAACGGCGCATTTGTTGTAAACAACACAACAGCTGGTGGTACAGCAACAGGCGGCACAACTACAGATGAAACAACTGGCGGTTAATCCGAGCTGTCTTTCATTTTAAGGCCTCCATTCATATATAGTAAACCCGTAGAACGTTAATTCGTTCTACGGGTTTACACCGTTGTATACCTCAAAACATTCCTTTAATTACATTCATCCATAAAAGGAGTGATTAGATGGCTACGGTAATTAGTAACTCGCGTTCAGAGTTCGTTCAGAACGTGATTCGTAACTATACTGAAAATCGTATCGGGCAGTATTCTAAATATCTGGATACCGACCCGATATATGTCACATATTACGCAATCAACATGGTTCACAGTAGGGCGGACCCGGGTACTGATGCTATCCAGGATATCACCGGCTCATCATCCCCTATAAGATTCAATAAGATTACCAGATTCCCGATATATATCAAGGGAGGATTCGAGCCGGACACTACATTTGAAGATGGTATCATCTCCAACGATATTGACCTTAACGAGATTATCATTCTTCCTAATACGCTGACTCCAAGGCCATATGACCATATCTATATCGAACTTCCAAACATGGTTCCGTTCTTGGTCAGAGTTAATGGCTATAGAAATCTCTCTATTCAGTCGAATGACTTCTTCTCAGCATCTGGTCATGCTGTCAACTTTGGTGAGGATATCACCAAGGGTATTGATAAGTTGGTAGTCGAGAACTATATATGCGTATTTGAGAATATTGGTACCCAGAATGCATGCTTCATTAGAAGTGAAGATTATGATAATGCTAATACTTTGGCAGAGGGTATTACCCAGATGACTGAGCTGTACAATGCATTATACTTTAATGATGAGGTAAACTCATATGTGTATAATGAGTCATTCTACAATATTCCGAATCTCGTCGATCCGTCTCTTAACTTCCACCACGGCCCGTACGTATTGCCCGGGGTTGAGAGAGTTCATCCAGCAAATCTGCCTGGAATGATGCCCGCAATGCTTGCTTCTGCAGAGGTTGCTAAATATAGCAATCCCAAGCCGAGAAAGAGATTCAAGTGTTTTATACGCCCGCATTGTAATATCATGACGGATTCAATATACGATATGTATATGACCAAATTCATCATGGAATCAGGGCTCTTCTATAATTCAGACAATTTCGATTCCACATCGGCAATTGTATATGAAGACCTCGAGCCTCTGATGTTTGACTATAACTTTAAGAGGTCCATCTGGCATGCGGTCATGACCAAGGATACAACACTTCTTGACCCATCTCTTTATTATATACTGACACCTATTCGTAAGGCATACTCAGCATTGTTACTTGCGAGATTCCCGTCTCCTAAGTCATTGAGTATTGTGCGTAATAGCAATGTATGTTGCTACGATAACGAGTACTTCTCAACAGAGCTTCTCAATGACCTGAAGTACGGTAGATCTGATAAAGAGACATGTAAGTGCGACCCTGAAGCTGATAGGGCATATGTCAACATCGCATCAGTTATCAGTAATCCGAATAAGGACTTTAATAAGGAAGGCATTAGCTTAAAGGAATACTCTGTTAATCCTCCAACCAATGCTGAAGAAGAACTGACAGATGAAGAGAAGATTATCAAATATATGAATGATATTATCTATAATTATATCAAAGGGCTCAATGTTGAGTTTGATATTGATTATCTCATGTCCTCTCTGGCAACTCCATCGATTCATATGTTTGAATACTTCCCATTGATACTTTATATCATGAAAAACCATTATAATGGTTACTTCAAGCAGGTAGCTTGAGTTAACAACCATATAAATCGAAACTATCACTACGAAAGGAATGATATACATGATTAAGTTAGATATCTTTGATACAGACGACTCTATCTTCGAATCTGGACTGAGAGATGATGCATATGGCGTTATTGAACTCGGTCTTGGTGTTGAAGGTGCAGTGAACCCAGATATTGATGATTCTGAACTTATCGATGATGATCCAGATGATACTGGTGACCTCGAAGGCGAAGACGTTGTTGCTGGTGTTGATGACGACCCAGACCCAGAAGAATATGAAGACGATGACTATGACGATGCCGTGAACGACGTTCTTGTAGACGAAGATGACGATGATGATATCGACATTGATGCTGCAATGGAAGCTCTCGACGTCATTGACCCAGTAAACTGTGCGTTCAACGACGACCTTGATCTCGAAAACGTTACAGCATATTCACTTTTCGACAGCGGACTTACGCTCGAAGATGAATATAACGTATAAGTAATTATTATCCCATTACCTATATAGGTAATGGGATAATTTACACCGTAATTTCCGTATATACTGCATATATATCATAACATTGTACAAGAAGTAGCAAACGGCTATGGATGTACATAGTTTAGGGCCACTGATGACGGTGGCAGAAAGGAGGCATCATTATGATGTCCGAAATGTATAATTCTTATAATAAGGTGATCGCAATTATCGACAATGTGTTCAACACGTTTGTATCCTCTTCCGAAGAGGATAAGTATATTGCTAGTGTTAACCGCGCTAGCTTTACACTTAACGCTCCACAGATCCTTATGGATCTTGAGAGGATTGGTGCAATGAGTGCCGATGACATCGAAGGTTTCGTGCCGAAGTATGTCGAAAACTTTAGCTCTGCTTATAAGCAGAGCTTTATCGTGAGCAGTGGTTTCGGGGAAGCTACCGCATCTCGATATTCTCATCAGGCAGCTTCCAGCATGATGGAAATTATTGACAGTTATCTCGCAATGAGATAACTGTCGAATCGGGGTCGCTTCGGTGGCCTCGATTTTTTGCTCAAATATGTCCCTAGACAATTTCATAACCTTGAATGAAAGGAGGATATAACTTGGCTACTATTATAAATGATTCCAAGGTCAGGGTATTTAGAGATTATCATCCGGACTTAGATGATGATAATCATAAGCATGTCCCTCCGATGAATTTGGAATCCGATATAGGAACTATGTCCAAGGATATGGAACAGGTTGTAGCTACTACTCTTCATGAGCATAAAGAAGCTATGACTGAATTCGATAGAAAGAATAACAAGAAGAAGAAACTGTATCAATGGACCACTAGGAATAAAAGCTTCATTGAATTACATAATGACCTTAAGGTACTTGGGGTGAAAAATAATAAATTCTTCCTCAGATTATATGATGAAACTCTGATGGATATTGACCCCTATGCACTGGTAGTACCACCGGAAATACAGGCTCGTATCATTATCGAATGTATCCGTAACCCATGGTATTTCTTACGAGAAATATGCCGTATCCCAGTAGATGGTAAACCTATCTGTCCTGGTGGTGGTACATCATTCATTGCCGATAGAAATAATATCGCTACATGGTATCTTTTTTTGAATGGTATTGACCATTACTCATCAAAGCCTCGTCAGAGAGGTAAGACACAGGACGCCCTTGCTAAACTCAATTATAGCTTCCACTTCGGATGTACATCTGCGACCATTACATTGGCTAATAAAGACTTCACTCTTAATAAGATGAATCTTAGCCGACTAAAGACCCAAAGAGACATGTTGCCTTTATATCTTCAGATGAAATTATCTATCGACCAGACCACTGGTAAGGTTGAGAAGGAACAGAATAACGTACTCTCTATGGGTAATCCTATTAACTTTAATAAGATTCAGTTGCTTCCATCTGCATCTACAAGTGCTAAAGCACAGTCTGTAGGACGAGGTGTTACATCTGCTATCGTAATGTATGATGAGTTTGACTGGATGCCATATAACATGGATATCTACTACGCGTCATCATTCTCATATAAGACAGCGTCTGATAATGCTAAGAAGAATATGTCACTCTATGGACGTATATTCACATCTACCCCTGGTAATATGGAAACCAAGGAAGGTCAGAATGCTGATATATTCATCAATGGTGATACTGATAATGATAACCATGGTCGTCCAATGCTCAAGTGGAAGGATAATTACTTCGACCTTCCTATCGAGAAGCTTAAGAGTATAGTAAACTCTAAATCGTATAACGGTATCGTCTACGTCGAACATACGTGGCAACAGCTTAAGTGCGATAATAAATGGTATGAGGAAGCATGTCGAGGTGTTAACTATAACCCTGAGCAGATTGCTCGTGAAATTCTGCTTAAGAGACTTAGGGGTTCTTCCAAGTCACCGTTTAAGAGAACTCAACTCATGGGACTTCTTAACAATGTCGAGAGTCCTATTGATGAGGTGGACTATACTGATAACCTCTGCCCATTCTTCTTCTATGAGAAGCTTAATAAGCGAACCCCATACCTTATTGCAATCGACCCCGCTGAAGGTCTCAGCGGAGACAACCTTGCTGTGGTGGGCATAAGCCCGTTTACTGAGAAGGTAGCATTCGAATTCAAGACCCCATATATCAATCAGACTAAGATGGCTAAAATATTGGTCAAGTTCATGGACAACTTCTGTCCAAGAGGATTGATTATTATCGAAAACAACCGAGGACGAGAACTTATCAACCAATTACTTCTTACGAAGTACGCCGACCACTTATGGTATGATACAGATAAGCTTGATAAGAAAGAAACTATCAATACAAAAGATCTTGACCCTGAAGCAGAACGAGCGATTGGTTGGAATACTAGTCCGAAAACTCGTCCGATGATGATGGCAACTCTTGAGACTATTGTAGTCGAAAGCCCTGAGAAGGCTAATAGTAAATTCGTAGTGGACGATATCTGCTCACTTGAAAGAGTCAATGGTTCTATTAAGGCTGCACCTGGCAAGCACGACGACGTCGCTTTAGCATTTTCCATGGGTCATACAGTTTATCGTACTGCCACCAATTTAAGTAACTGGGGTATTTATCCGGGCATGAAAGAAGCCCCGAATCTTGACCCTAGCGACCCACAATATAAAAAGAATGCCCTTGCTGCACTCATGGAATATCTGCCAGATGATCTTAAACAGATATTTGTCAGGGGTGTTAAGAAGGATGTCAATACTGATAATTCATCGATCAGAAGTAGTATCGAACGTGAAGCTGCTATGATTCATATGCAGGAAGTTGCTAGGAAATCACAGTTTGATGAAGATGCTGTCGATGAGACGATGATTGATAATGATGAGTTGTATGAAGAGGTATCAATGGATGAATTCTATAACCAGGCGGTATATAATCCAGATGCTAACCTCGACTTATCAGACTACTTTTAATTTCAATATCTCTATTAACATGCCTATAAATTAATCATTCTATAATGTGAAGAAAGTCGGTGGATAAATAATGTATGATGATTACTCAATGGACGGTATTGAAGACCTTCTTGATTTCTTCGATACCGAACGAACTGCCAAAACTATCGAGCAGCAGATAATGACCGATGAGTTCGGTCTTGATGCACCGATCGACTATTATAGGCCATACTATACCAAGTTTAAAACACTTGAAGTTGATATCGATAATGGTATCACCGAAAGTATGGTATCTACTTGCCGCCATAAGGCAAAAGTAATTGCATTGATGTTTATTGAAGCAATACTGAAGAAGTTCAATCTTCATATCGATGAATTCTGGATTGATAATATGGATGAAGCTCAGTTACAGGGTGTCACCATTGTACTCTATGATTTCTTCATACTTCATTTACGTGAATATCTCCTCGAGGTAATCACGCGTTACATTGATGCTAACAGTAAGATGCTTGCGGACCAGTTCGAGCATAATCCTAGAATTGCTCGCGATGCATCTCTTTCTGCATTCCTCAAAGTCGTTGATGAGGACTATGCGGTTATCGGAGCAAACGTTTATGATGTGTGCTTCCTGACCCTTAATAATCTCAACGAGATTGAATATATCAATCATATCAATGCAGATAACGAAATCCAACCACATATTAAAAGATTCTTCGAAGAGGGTAAAATCTCCGGTAACTTCATCGATGTTCTCGAGCAGATGATGGCTGATGTTTCAAACGGTCTTAAGAGCCATATGGGATTCGAAATCGTTGCTTATATTAAGAGAGCTCATGCTAAGAATCTTAATCATTAATGAAAGGACTGAATGAATATGGCTAGAGCTACTATTCAGAACATCTTCACTCAGCGTGAAGTAATCCATAAGCTCAGAGTCGAATCAGATAATCTCGATAACACTACACGTCAGATGGCTGATGACTACTGTGATATGGTTGCACAGATTCGTAAGAGGACCATCAGTAACCCAAATTCTACTACAGTGAAGTATGCTGGTAATCCTAACAAACTCGGGCTCGTATCCAAAGTTTCTTCAGTAGGAACTATCAATACATTCCCTGAACTGATTCAGTATGCTGAGAAGGTTATTAAACTTATCAAGAATGCTAAGTGATAACTAAACTTAATTTCATAGGAGGACTACCAACATGCAGGAAACTAATGAAGCACGCGGGCTGACAGAGCCCGTTAATACACAAATGGAGGAGACCGAGACAGCTACCGCTGCTATGTGTCTCGATGACCCGAAAGATATTCCAACGGTTGAGTTGACTACCACAAATGATAAGCTGGTAATCACTCATGATAATCCGCTGGTTGAAGCGGTTCTCAGAAAAGCTTATGAGAACGGTATTCCAGTTGAAGTAGTTAAGGATGTCGAAGACGTCGTTAACGAATTCAGCAAGAAGACTAAGATTGAGCTCGTTATGGCTAAGAGAGAAATCGAAAATTATAATGGTCTCAAGGAACTTGCAGCAGGACTTGCGGAATCAAGTAAGTCGATGTCAGCAACATCCAAGGCACTTACGGATTTCATTGAACCGAATTTCAATTTCGATGAAAACGAGAACGAATCCGACGCTGCCGAGAGTATTGAAGAGCCGGAATCTGAACCTGAGGACGAACTTGCTAACGAGATTGATGGTATGTATAAGACTCTTGAGAACGATATTGCAATCGCTAATATTGCATACGATGTCGTTTATCAGAAGTATATGGAAGACCATCCAAATACCACCGTATATGATGACCTTCTTGAGAAGCTTCTGAAGGATAAGGCAACTCTTGAGTCCGGTAATAATATTAATGCACCAAAGCTCATTGCATGCATCGATGATGTTATTGCTTGTATGCAGAAGAATGACCTCGAGGCACTCCTCGTACCATTCCATACAAAGACTGATAATCAGAAGAGACTTCGTATTCTTGCGAAGGAACTTATCAATGTCAAGCGTCCAGTTTACCGTGACCTCGAGACTATCGGTATTACTCAGGAGCATATCGTGAAGTTTATTAACTTCTTTATTACCGAGGCAAACTTCCGTGAGACATATGCAACGGGACCTATTGGTTTCCCAGATACACGTCTTATTCCAAACATCTGTCTCTTCTTCTTATATCATCTCTGTAAGATTATTACTAACTCTCGTAAGAGAGCTACATATGAGACTCTTAAGTATCGTCTCGCATTCATGCATGTCATTGACGTAGTGGATACGTATCCATCCACTACCAAGACATTCACTGAGAACAGATTCATTGGTGATGCAACTAATGAGAATGCTGAGCCTACAGAGCTCTCAATTGCTCGTGCAAAGGTATATGATACATTCGTACCACTTCTTATGAAGTACTTTGGTGCGATGAATGACCAGACATTGGTTAAGTATTCAGTAGCACAGGCAAGAAAGACAAAGTAAAAATATTATCCCATTACCCTTCAAGGGTAATGGGATAATTTATGCCGTGATTTTAGAGATAAGTGCATATATATTATATTAGTAGCAATAAAGGAAGTATCGCTAAGTTATAGGGCACTTAGCGACGTATAAAATAGCCCTTCATACTGGAGGTAATAGTATGAAAGAATCCGTTGTTACAAGAACCGTAATATTTGTCAATCCAGAAAGATTGACATTCGACACATCTATCAAAGATGTGTTGAAAAAGACAGGAAACGCGTTTGTGCAGTTACTTGATAACGAAGATAACGTAGCTGATACGGCGCGTGCGATTCGAGCAAACCTCGCAGATCATACATCTGCAGGAAAGAGCCCGGTTAATGTTGTGCTTTCCGGATTCGACTACGACCCGGAAATTCTCGAGGCAATCGAGAAAAATGGTTGTAAGCTTATCTGGGCTTGCTAAATAATTAAACAGCACCGCCAAGTAATCATACTTGGCGGTTTTGGAATTACCTTGGCGGTGCTGTTTTTTTTTTATACTTCCTTGTAGATATAATGTCTCTGAAGGTGGTCAACTGCGGTATTTGCACGATAGTTAATCTCGAATTGGATATCATTCGGATTTTCAGGAACTGGGTAATCCGGGATAGGTTCACCATCCTGGTCTACCGCATATACATTCCAGTCCTCAGTATTAGTATTAAACTCGGCGACTAAATCGACATGCTGGCCTTCATACTTAAGATACTTATCGCCATCATTACCGGCTCTCTTACTGTCATAATCTTCAGAGTACTGCTCGCCGATATCATCCATTGAATCATTATCATCTTCATCATAATCTGCACCGGAGAATTCTTCACGTCCTCCAACATCTCCGATGAGGTGCTGGTGACCCATACCGAAGAGCTGCTGCATGATATTGTTAGTAATAAGAGATTCATCTGTACCACCAACATTCTTATCGAGCTTAGCTTTAAGCTCAATCTTAGTCTTTGCGATATTATTGAGTTCTTTGAGTACACTCACTCTTGCAGTATGAAGTGATGTCTTCTGCCCGGCAAGTTCGGCCGTCTTAATAGCAGAACGGTTAAATCCTGTACCGCGGAGATTCTCGAGGTCTTTCTCGAGCTTAGCACTATCCTTATGCATTTCTGCGAGGATGTTACGAAGCTCCTGCTCATTAGCAGCAAACGCTCTGTCAATCTCGTTTTCACTTTCAGATACGGCGTTAGTTCGTGCATATTTACGACCCATACCGATGAGTGCAGACTTGAGTTCAAGATCCTCATCATCTACGTCGATAGTATCAATCAATGCATCGAAGTCCTCTTCCTGAAGACCTCCATACTTAGCAAGTTTCTTATCAAGGTCATCCAGAAGTAACTTAGGGTCGTCAATGCTGGTATGTGATTCTGAATCGAGAAACTTTGGAAGTTTCTTTGATTTTTTATCTTTCTTAGGTGTAACTACTTCGACTTCAGGAGCATCTCCTGAGAGGGATGATGATGCAACGAGTTGTCGAAGTCCATCCAATGTACTACTCATGATTGATTCCTCCTTATGAAATAAAATCATTAGACGGTTGTTTTCGGATGCTATTTCGTCAGAAGTTATGAGAGTATATATCATAGTGCAGTATAATACGGTTGCCACTGAACCGGTAAAAGTGGCTTGGCGAAAGGAGTACTTATGATTAGAGTTATTAAGAATGCGTCTGAATTAGAGACGAATATTCCCGGTATACGCAGCGAGAATGCTAAACGGTATTATTGTGATTATGCCATGGATCCATGGTCATCATCAGAGTTTATGTCCAGTGAAGAAATTCAGATTGGAGATAATGAATATCAGATACGTTTTATATCTGAGATAGAATTCACGAATTACGGAATCGATATAAACGATATAACCGAGATATATACTGAATTGGTGTTGTTGAAGAGGGCTAAGACCAGGGGTCAGGATCACTTATATTTAGTGGTACGAGATAAGCAAACAGACATACCCATTGGTGTAGTACTGCTCAACGTATTTTTATCACAGGAGGATGAGGATGGTATACCTGATTTCGACGCATTGATTGATGTCAGTATCGGTACTTGCTGTGAAGCATATGTCGTACGCGAAATAGACAATATTCGCACATTAATGGGTAAAGGTATGATAAACGAGGCAGCAGTGGTAGTGGCATATAATATGGTATTAGCATTGAAAGAACTGCATGTTAAACTGCGACTTGCTGATAATGATAAAGAATTCGATATTAATTATGAGCCGACAATCGACGACCTTACGGAATTCGTATCCATATATCAGGGATTCCTTAAGTCTGAACTTAAGAGGTTGGGTATCATTACGGCTCCCACCCAATATGAGAAGGACATCATAAATCTTGTCGATAATATCATGAATGCAGTCAATGATTCAGAATATGTAAAATGGAGGAAGAAACATCCATGAGATTTTTAGGAAATGAAGCTGAAGGGCGTCACGTGATGCCCTTATCAATCATTTATGATAACCCACGAGAGGCATCAGATATGTTGATGATTCTTTATAAGGACATCGATACCGGTGAGAAGTTCGTCAAGAATATCGAGAATCCTGAAATTGACATCTATATTGTCAAGGAGCAATATAGAAACCAGAGCCCAGCTGAAAATCCGCTTAATATGGACGGTTCATATCGTCCCGACTTCTATATGAAAGACCAGTGCGATGTGGTTAGGGTTAAGTATCGTAAGCGAAAGTATGCGGCTGCGAAAATACTCGGTATATCACCGGAAGATGTTGATGCTTCACCATATGTCGGCGGAACCGATATGGATATACGTCATTGGTACTTTGTAGAATTCTTACATGAATACAGTAATGATTTGCCAAAGCCTATTAGCGTAGGATACTACGATATCGAAGCCGATACCAGAGGTTATGGTACTAATGAATTCGGTGATAATTATGGTAAATTCCCAATTACTGCAATCACTTATATATCAGACGTTCGAAACCAGGTATATGTATTCGTCCTCAATTGTCCGGAGTTCGGAAGAATGGATGAGATTATAAATAATACCGAAGGTTTGCGTCGAGAGATGCACGAAGAGTTTGATGAGAAGTTCGGTACCATGGAGTATAACATCGTTATATTCGATAAAGAAATCGAAATGATAAACGCGTTTTGGGCATTGGTAAAGGCTGTTGAAGACGACTTCACCCTCGCGTGGAACGCACCATTCGATATCGGTAACCTGACATATCGACCAGCCGAACTGGGATATGACCCAGTATCAATTATTCATGACCCACGATTTGCTCGTAAGGTCGTGATATTCAATGAAGACAGAGCGACATTCGTTGCACATAAGAAGAGACATAAGATAACCTATACATTACCTACTATCCTGGACGACCACATGCGTATATATTCCGGTGTCAGATCAGCTAGAGGTAAGCTTCCTAGTACAGCACTCGATAAAGTTGCTAAACGTGAGAAGATAGGTGGAAAGAAGACATATGAGGGTGACATCAACCAGTTCATGCTCACTAACTTCTGGGATTATATTATCTACAACGTTAACGACGTTCATTTGATGAGAGCTATCAATAATAAGGTCAATGATACTGGAGACATTTATTCACGTATGCTTAACTCAGGCGTGTCGAATGATGAGGTATTCGTATCCACTACTATCTGGGCACAGTATATCAAGAATGACCTCGAATCAAAACGTGGTAGATTCTTGGCTAATAATAAGAATAAATTCCTGGCAAAGACCCAAGAAATTATCGAGTATGGCTTCGACAGTGATGCTGTTGATGAAGATGATGGAGACGATGAGGATGAATCCGATGAATGTCTCCAGGAGGTGCTCGGGGCTATTGCAGACCAGCAGAACCTTATCGATGAGAAGACGGGTAAGAAGAAGAAATTCGCAGGTGCTATAGTACTCGATACCCGTCGTACCAGATATACAGGTACTAAGATTAATGGTATGGAGTGCAACTTCGTACATCGACATGCCATAGACCAGGATATCACATCCGAGTATCCTACAGCAATCACTATCAGTAACCAGTCAAATGATACATTCGTTGGAAAGATTTATGTCGACGATGCCGATGAAATCAAACTCCCGTTCTATGAGCAATATAGCTTCTTGGATAATAAAGACGCTAGCGAATATAAGTGCAACAAGGCTGCACTTATGCTCGAGACAGCTATCCAGGGCGACTATATGATGGTAGGCGAGATAGCATTAGGATTACCTAAGTTGGCTGACTTAGAGAAGATGGTTATAAACATGGCCGGAGATAAACTTACGAAGGGAGATAAATAATCATGGCATATAAGTTGACATTCCCACTTGATGAATTTAAGAAGATGAATTCGATGCTCACAGAGTACTACTCAGAGTATTTCATTGATGATAAATCAGGATTGATTATGGGTACAAGTTTGAACGAGTATGCGTTTAATATAGCTACCATATCTCCCGATCTTTTATCAAAGTTATCTCTGGGCTCAGTTCTTCTTCATCCTAATTACATGCGTAAGCAAGTGGGTGACCTTAAGAAGACAATGACATACGTGTACAATGACAATGATGTATTCCGTGTGTATGAATTCGAGGATAAGATAAAAGATATACCAGATATGACCAAGGGCAAATTGGTAGTATCGTTAATTCATCATGAAGAGAACTCTATGGATGCAAATGCTATTCATATGCGAGATATTACCAACAGGATTAAGCCGTATGGCGAATATCTGAATCAGCATCTGGAATTCGAAGATATTCCACGACCATACTACATGTCTCAGTTTATAGCTAACGATATATTATCTCTGGAAGACGATGATGGTGGTCATCTTATAGTAACACGTCAGATGTTTCCAAAGTATCAAAGGGTTGATGGTATTTCGTGGACGTCCGTCAATCTAGATGATGAGTTCCGATTGGGTATATTTGAGACAAAACACCCCATTCTAACGATGTATACATTCGTCAAGTATCTACGAGGCATTTAATTAATATCCCATTACCATTATGGTAATGGGATGAACTATTCAAGCATGACCCATAACAGGAGGTAAAAGTTATGGCAAATATTTATATATGTACAGACCGCCAGCCTGTGAGTGAAGAATTCTCTAAGAGCGTCGCTGGCGTATCTCTTTTACTCAAAAGGAGTAAAGTTGATGGTAAGCTCGCTGTTATCAGCGCAGCGAGCGGTGAGATCCTTTGGGTGACGACGGCCATCCAGCATGAGGAACGAGACGTACCTGGTACTGATCTCGTTATCGTGACGGCGAATTCCAAATATACATTTAGAAAGATTGGTGAAACAGTATAATCTCACCAATCTCCTCACCCGCCAATTGGTGGGTGATTTTTTTGCTATAAATCGATACAAAGAGTATAATGATATCACTATGGATACCGTAACCTATATTAGTATGTGTGGTACATGTACATGGTTATAATCCGAACGATACCATTATATCAAAACTTCCAACGGGTATAGTGGTAGTGTATACATCTTATTCAGAGATATCAGATGTATACTTACGTTTTAACATATGATTGGTAGTACGAGGTTCGTTACTACCATTACAATATCGATATCTCATCGTCATATGTTAGTAGTGTTTGGCTGCCAAACTATAAAGCCTATCATTCTTATTTTCTTAAAGAACACAATTTGTCATCTCTGTCCCTGACTAACTAAGTTCATCCTCTACTCCGGCATATTCAGATGCCATTGAGACTCGATACGTTGATGCCGGTTAGTATATGCTCGCATGCAGTGATTATATCATACGAACACTATTCGGTGATAGCTATCATATAAGACTCCAATGAGCTTCGTAATGAGTAGATTGACGAGACTGGATTTAATTCTAGTAGCGTATCGAAAGTTATGCGGTTATAGATGAGCATTGATAGTTAAGCTGCTTTGGCTAGTAGTGCGATTATACACAGATATGGAGTATAAAATATCGCTATCATTTTATCCTCTCATTAGTGAGTAGAGTTGAGCTTCTACGGATGGGTTAGAGTTATAATACCAGGTATACCATTAATGGTATACCTGGTATTTGTCCCCGACTTAGCTTAGAATAGCGAAAAACAGCCATATAACCTATATAACCAATTTCAATAAGAAAGAGGTGGACTATAAGTATGGCTTCTAATAGAAGTAAAAGCAAAGTATTACAGAATGCCGAGAAGGCATTTAAGTACTCAGCAGTACCGGCTATTACGAGTAAAGTACCGTATATGACTGGTACTGCACAGAGTGCTATATCAGTCGCGAAGGACCTTCGCGACTGGACAATCAGAAATAACCCGTTTAGAGCAGTGAATGGTAACAAAGACCCATTGATTAGACAGATCGCCACTGCAACCGCAAATGCTGTTAAATCGGCAAAATTGGATCTTAAGTCTGGGGACTTGACATTTAGGAATCTAAATAAGGCTGTTAGAGATTTCGTAGGCGAAGATTCATTGTTGGACGGCTTTGATAATCTGGACATCGATTTCGGTTCCGACCTCGGGGACTCATTATTTTCGAATTCGGGACAGGACGACCAGACCTCTGATATTACCACCGCATCTGCAATGATGGCAGTGGGCGACACGTTGTCACGAACTCAGGCGGTTACCACAGAGGCGATGATTGGTGCTGTAGAACATTCGACAGAAAGAATCACTAAAACCCAAATGGTTATGACTGATACTGCAGTAACACGACTAATATCCAGTAACATGACTATAGCCGCCAGGACTTCGACTCAATTAGGTACGATCTCCGAAGACATAAAAGTTGTGAATAAAAATCTCTCGCTACTGGTTGAGCAGTCGAACAGTTTCTCTTCATTTATCAACCAGTCACAGAGATATATGGAGCATACCGAGCAGACATTGAACGATATTAAAGCATTATTGGAGGCCAGTCATTCTCAGGGTAAGAATGACGGATATGGTGGTAGTTATAATGACGGATTTATGTCTGGACACTTCGACATCAAAAAATATATCCACCATATATTCAATAATACATCCTCTGGTATCATTGCATCTCAGGTAATCGGTACCACTATGAAAGCTCTTAAGATGGAACTGCCCTCATTTATTGATGAGATGAATGCTTTCTCCATCGGAGATTTGAATCCTCTCAAGATGGGTATTGAGAAGCTTATCCCTGCAATTGGAAGAATTGCTGATTTGGATAAAACTTTCGAGCGGTCGATTAAGATGTTCATGGCCAGACTTGCAGAAGGAGAATACGGAGGATTCCTCAATGGCTTAGGTGTAGAGGGATTCGGCATGAGAGAGCGTAACCGTGTTATTTACGACTCGAGATATTACGAAAAAGGTAATATGCAGTGGAACGGTATGGCTCAGCGCGCTTTGATGGAGGTTATCCCAGGATACTTATCTAGTATGGAAGGCTATCTCAAACAGATAGCTGAGAATACATATAAAGGTAAAGATAGGTATGCACTTAACACATCGTCGCTCCGTCACTTCGATTATGATCTTGGGCAATTTGCAACTTTGAGTGATATACGCGAAAGAACTAAGAAAGAATTAACATCATCTCTTCAGAGTTCATATGATAATTTCGTTGAGATGACAGAAAAAATCACCAATGGCTCGGACGAGCTGAACCAGGAGCTCACCAATTATCTGCGAAAGATTAATAGCTCAGAGAACGATAGTAAGATTTCACGTAAAGAATGGATGAACGAATTTAAGGCTATCGTTGGAAAACATCGTAAAGATGGTATTACTGACGACCAGATAATGAAGGCATATGATGCATTGGTATGGGCTCGAGAGCAGTCCCTAGACGAAAGGAACCGAATTCGTACGGCAGCTGCACGAAGAGAATCCAGTGCATTTTATCTTGGCGATGAGCTCAATACCATGACCCCAGACCTGGTATATAAGGGACTGAAGGAGATTAAGCAGGATCGATATAATTCGCTATCTGAAAATGATAAGAAAGAGGCCGACCGTCAGAAACGAAACGAAGAACGGAGGAAGGGCTTCTTCGAAAAAACAGTAGCCAAATTGGGATTAACTGATGATGCTAAAGCAATAAAGGAAATGTTTAGCCATGGTGGTCCTATTAATAGAGGAGTGGACTTCGTATCTGATAAGCTTCAGGGAGTCTTACTGAATCTTATATACGGTGGCCTCAAGTCCTATGATGTCGGAAGTCAGAATATCCCTAATGACCAGGTAGCTAATATTCACAAGGGTGAAATGATTATCCCTAAGGATGTCGCCGACCAGATTCGTGCCGGTAATTTTGACAATGCGCAGGTTAAGGAATGGCTTAATATCACAGCAGGTTCTGTTGAGAATAGCACATCCGTACTATCGTCCATTCAGAGCATGTTCGTCGGTAACTCTAAGACCAAGTCTAAGACTCGTAAAGCTATGGGTGCTATGGTCGAATACGCCGATGACTATTATAAGGTAGCTATCGATGCTGAAGCTATCAAGGATGGCGACCTCAGAGGTATCTGGGTATCCATGCTCGAAAACATGGCTAACCAGACAGCTATTCTCGCACATAATGCCGAAAGAGATGCAGGATTCGATGATAAGGACGGTCGTAGTGACCTTTCTAAGAGAATTCTCGGTGAGAAGGATAAGAATGGCCTCTATAAAGGCACTATGTTTAGTCAATATGCTAACATAGGTCTTGACTTTAAGAATGCCATCAGACATGCCATGTATGGCGAAGAGTATATTACGTCAGAAGGCGTTAAGGTCGCTAAATCGGATGATACAGTTCTCTCTACTTTATCTAAGGGTATGAAGAAAGCTGGTGATACAGCTCTTTCATATATCTTTGGAGAAGATTATAAAAATACCAAACAGTTCAAGGCAGTATCAAAAGGCTATAGTGAACTCAAGGCAGGTATTACTGGTAAAGCATCAGACGGAGTTCAGCTGACTCCGGATGAAGAAAAGGCTGTCGAAGAAGCACTTCAGCAGACAGCTGATAAGGGACTTGAACTTAATAAGAAACTCATTGGTCACGTTAAGGGTGGCCTGTTAGGTGCAATTACCGTAGGTGGTATTGGTCTTATGGGTGGCGGTGGTGTAGTGCCAATGCTTCTCGGAGCAGGTGGACCTATTGGTGGTGCAATTATCGGTGCGGGTCTTTCTATTCTCACTAGAAACGAATCCTTCATGGATAAGATGTTCGGTGAGATGAAGGATGGTGAACGTGTCGGTGGCGTAATCTCCAAGGAGATGCAGGAAAGATGGAAAGACCTCGGTAGTAAGCTCCTTGGTCCGGCAGTACTTGGTGCAGCTGGTTCATTTATCTTCCCTAAACTTACTAGAGGTATACTTGGACCGGTTGGTTCATTTATGCTTGGTACTGGACCTATCGCAGGCGCTGCACTTGGTATAGGTGCATCTCTCATCATGAAGAGCCAGCCAGTGCAGGATTTGCTCTACGGTGAAGAGGGTAAAGGTGGTAATACCGGATTAGTTGGTAGTGTTAAGAACGCTGCAAAGGATTTCTGGAATAAGAATAAGCAGCATGCGGGTGCTATGGGACTTGGAGGTATCGGTGGTGCTCTCCTAGGTCTCAAGGGTGCTGGTGCATTAGGACTTGGTGGATTCGGTTTAGTCGGTAGCATTGTGGGCATGTCTATCCTCGGTGCATCATTCGGCCTTAAAGCCACATCTGATAAGTTTAAAGACTTCCTCTTTGGTTCCAGAAAGTTTAAGAGAGATAAGAATGGAAATCTCGTTCCAGACGGACGTGATGGTGATGGCCTTATCGGTAAGATTTCTCGTAAGTTCATTACTAGTGTCATGACACCTGCTCGAGTATTCGCACGTTCCATTTCACGTAACTTCACAGAGTGGATTCGATATGATGTTGCACATCAGCTCAAGTCTGCATTTGAACCATTTACCCTTGCTATCAAGGGTGGCGTCCAGGGTATTGCTGACGGCATGCATGCCGTTACCGATAAACTCATGGACCTCGCTAAGAAAATCACTAACCCGATTAAGAAAATCGTCGGTGGGCTTCTTAAATTTGCTGGTAAGACAGTAATGGGCGGTCTTAAGACAGGTGCATCTATTGCCGGTGGTGTAATATCTGCACCTCTTAAAGTATTAGGACACTTTGGTCGTAGATTCTCCAAGAAATACGATCCAACAGTTGCTGCTAATAATAAGAAATTCCGTTTTGGATATACCGATGCGAGTGGTAAAAAGCATCGAGGATTCTGGAACCCTCTTCAGAGGCTTGCTGATGCAAGGGATGCGTTCCTCGATAGCGATGGGGGCTTCTTTGACGCTCTTGCTGCGGGTGGTCATATGCTCAACCCATTCACTGCATATGCTGATGCTAAATATCAGTACTCCAAGGATACGGGATATAATAATGCTGCATTCTTAGGAGGCTTCTTCGGTGCAGCTGGTCAGAAGCATCGACAGATTAAGAAGGCTAATAGACGTAAAGATAAAATGGAGAGCAGGATTGCCGATTGGACAGCAGAGTGGGCAAAGAAGGACAACTGGAACGATAAGGTTATCCTCAATAAGAAGGAACTCAATGCACGTAATAGCCGTCTCAGAAAGATAATGGGTAAGGACTACGATAAAGTCCTTGATAGATTCGGTAATAAGAGCGGTTCTCTTACCAGTGAAGAGATGATTCAGTTCATGTACGACCCATTTGGTAAGAAGAAAAGCGAAAAGGATGCTCAGGCTAATACAGCTAAAAAGGCAAATACATTCCTTCAGGATATCAAGCATATCGCATACGAAATACTCCAGTTCGTCTCTGGTGGCAAACCAAAAGGCGCCCCTTTATCAGGACCAGTTGCTAAGATTGGTAATGCGTTGGCTCCTAAAGGTGGTTCCAAGAGAAAACAGTCCAGAAATAAGGGCGCTGTCGACAGTAGCATGTACGACTTCATGAAGCAAGCAAAAAGTAGAGGCTTCGGCAGTATTAGTGCAATTGCCAGTGCTACTGGTATAGATGTAAACGACCTCAAAAATTTCCTTGCTGGAAATCGTGACGCGATTAGTGGTAAAGCCAGACGATCGATGTTTAAACAGATGGGTTATATCGACACATCAACGTTCGGTGGTAAAGTAAAGAAAGCATTTACAACTCAGCATGCACTTGCTAAATATATAACCGACGGTCAATATCGTAAATCGGTAAATCAAAAACTTGAAAGTAAATCCAACGTGTTTAAATATGCATTGAATGCTGGATACCGTAAGAGTTTACATCAGCAGTATAATGTTACGAGTAGTAAGAGTCTCCTCGATTGCGTAATAGATGCTGGTTATTTCTATGGCATTAAGCAGGATAAGAAGGTCGATTATAGAAAATTATCAGCTGATACAGGAATCGACCCCGACAAACTGAAGAACCTCCTTGAGGGTCGAGAAGATGACTTGAAGGATGATGAGAGGACTATATTATATGATAAGGTAGGGTACGTCGGTGATAAGTTCCAGGCCGGTAAACTTATCAAGAACATGATAGGAACTAAGGTTAAGAATAAAGTCAATTCGATAAAAACCACCCTATATAATAAGACACAGCCATTACGTAATGCCGCTAAGAAAGTCCAGAGTGGAATCGGCGTAATTAAAGGCAAGATCGCTCCTCTTCAAGATAAGGGTAAGGAACTGTTTAAACAAGCATCAGAAGCTGCGAAGTTTAAGCTCGACAATAAGATGACCAGTAAACAGAAAGAATTCATGCATAAATATCTCACACCATATGAGATAAAGATATTCAAGCAACTGTCTATATCTGAGCGTAATAACATAATGAGATTGTGGGCTACTGATGATGGTCGCTCTGCAATAGCAGCATTGCAGCAACATGGCAAGGAGCTTAAGAAAAAGACAGATGCCAATCGTAAGAAGCTCGGTCGTAATGTAGCAATGACTGATGAAGAAAAAGCTACATTTGAATGGCTCAAGGTCAACGCTAAGAAATCTAAATTAGAGCCAGATGTACAGAAGACATGTCTTAAGGTATACCGTAAGATGACATCTACCGAAAGGGCAGAAATTGAGGTATATCGTAAAAACAAAGACGTTGTGGGAGCATTCACATATCTTAAAGACCATGCAGGAAAGATTAAATCGTTTGCTGAACGAGTTAAAGGCGCTGCGGGCGCTCTAAAGGCAGGTGCGTCCACGATAGCTGGTAAAGCCGCTGCGGGCGCATCCTCTATATTCGGTGCATTATTTGGAACAACAGGAGGTCTCAAATCCCTCGCTGGTATAGCGATAGGTGCAGGCGTCATGTTCCTCTTTAATAAATTCCCAGGAATTATGGAGAGTATCAAGACTATTATTGGTAATATCAAGGATTGGTTCATGGAAACTGCATGGCCATTTATTACTGATAAGATAGTTCCGGCTGCCAAGAAGATCTTTGAAGGAATCGGAACTGTAGTAGAGAAAATTTTCAACTTCATTGCCAACCCGGAAGAAGAGGGTGCTGCACTTTCTTCAAACTGGTTTACAGGAATGGATAAATCCGCAGAACAGTTGAAGGCTGAATCTGATACAGCTGCGAAGTATGGTTTATCAACTACAGAAGAAATGCTTAATTATGCGACTGGAGACCATGGAATATGGACTAGTGACATTGGTGATGGTGGTCTTGCAGAAATCGTTGGTAAAAAGGCGGGTTCTAAGTATACAGCTAAGGATGGACTTATTGCAGCATATGTAGTTATCGGTAATGAGTACATGTTATACAATAACCCATTTATAGCACCGACAGTCGAGCAGTTGTCAGCATTTATCGAAGATCCTAAAATCTTAAAAGCCGTTAAGAAGTTCTATAAAGAAATTGCAACACAACGTGGAATTAAACCGAAGAAGTATGATGATACATCGGCTTCCGATAGAAAAGCTGCTCTTCAGCAAGCTGTACAGTATCTGGAAGGTAAGTATGGTGGTCATAGAAACGTTCAAATCAACATGAATAACGCCGCTGGTATTACTATGGAACAGGCTGCTGCTAATGCAGCCGCAGAAGCATCAGGTAGTGTCGGCTCAGGCCACTTCATGCAGACTGACCCAAGATGGGCAAATGCTAGATATGCAAATGCTGGTCGTGGTAATTTCTCCACTATGGGTAATGGTGGATGTGGACCTACTGCACTTGCTAATGCGGCAATGAGCCAGGGTGTATCCACTAATCCTATGGCAGTAGCGCGTCTCTCCAGAAACGGCGGATATGCAGTAGGTGGGGGTACATCTGCTGGTCTATTCACTAACGGTGCTCGAAGACTTGGTCTTCAGTCTACAGCAATTGGAGCAGGCTCAATTAAGCGAGCACTTAGTAATGGTAACAGTGTCGTATTTGCTGGAAAGGGTAATGGCCTCTATACTAGAGCTGGACATATTATGTCTGCTCGTGGTATCGATAGACACGGAAATGTTATCGTTGATGACCCAATGAGACGCAATTCGGTAAGCGTCCCACTATCGACTCTTGGTAGAGGTATGACTCATGCATGGTCTATTGGACGTGGCGGTGAGACATATACTGATAACAAGGGTAATGTTTATGAGAAGATAACCAGTTTTGACCAGCTTAGTGCTGCAGCTAAGAAGAAAGATCTTACTAACTACTCCGACCAGGACCTCGGTATGCTCATGGCTAAATGCCAGAATGGCGAAGCCGATATTAATATAGCAGAATTTTACTTCCTTACATCACAACGAGAGATCAATAGAAAGAATGGTCTTGCAGACATGAGCTCTATGGACTATCATATCTCACTGCGTGGTGACGATAGTATGTTATATAATAACGTGCTTATGTACAACCAGACTAACGAGAAATGGAAGGATAAATTCCTCGTATACACTAATGACACATCAACTATCGGTAATGCAGGATGTGTAGTTACTGCATTCGGCTCATTATTGGCCAACTTAACAGGACTCAACTATAGACCTGACTTTATGACAAATGCCATTGCCGGAAAGACTCGTACTGGCAATAGCCTGATTACTATTCTGGGAAATAGTAGATCCCCAAGTATTTCCAATGCAACGCCTCAAAGATTTCTCATTAATGGGCATACGCATGGCCAGGCAACTAACAGTGAGGCAATTTATCCGAACTGGTATGAGCCACATGAAGGACCTTTTATGGGTAGTATGGATTGGTCTACTGGAACGATGACGTATCATAGGAATAATGATGAGCTCAGGTTCCTCGATACTATCTCGTCTGGACCATTCGTTATCTACGGTGGTTCGATTTATAATAAGGATATGGATAAAGTTTCTACTTATGGAACTGAACCAGGCACATATGCATCATCAATCTCTGGTTATACTCATATGCATCCGTTCTATCGCCCATCTGATGGAAAGATGTATACTAACCACGCATACTTGGTAGTACCTAAAACATTTGGTGGAGCTTCATCCGTAGCTCAGCAGGAATATTATCTGTATGACCCAGGAAGTGGCCAGCTTGAAAATCAGGGACGTGCATTATCTTACAGTGCATTATTCTCACCACATGGTGGTGTACAGTCAGTATTCGGATTTTCCGGTTTGGCTAGTACTCCATTTGGCGGAGTTCTCGGTAAAGAACCTGCCGTGGAAGACCTCAATTGGTGGCAAAGTATGTATAATGCTGACGATCTTGCGGAACTTTATAGGACATCGTCCGAGCATACTCGTAGGAAGTATCAGTATGAAAATTCATGGACTGGCACAGATACATCAACCGATGAGTCCTCAGACGACAGTCTTCTGACAAAAATTATGAATGCTCTCAGTGGTCTTGGTGATATTGCGATGGGACTACTGGGTAAAATATTTGGTGGTAAGGGAGACCTTCCAACCATGACCGATTATGCCAACCAGTCAGTTTATAACAACGGTGGAAGCGGAAGCGGTGGTAGTGGTGGATCCGGTTACGTTAGCAACGACGGTTCAATCTACTATAAGGGTGAGAAGGTCAGCAGTCGTGCTCTCACGATGGACCTCTCTAAATACTCGGACTATGACATTGCTATGTTACAGCAGCGAATTATGAAGGGTACCGAAGACGGTCTTACTATGAATGATTTCTATTATCTGACAGATAAGAGAAATAATCCCCATAAGCGTGTATCTAAGTCGATTGAAGCTATAACAAGCTCTATCGCATCATTATACCCTAATGGTGCGGATGTTACACCATATACATCATTACCAGGTTGGGCAACCGCCCTCAGCGATCATTACAACTACAATAAACTCGGAACTATATCTACTGCTCCAATTCAGTCGACTAAGTTCACAGCAAACGATATAAATGCTATCATGAATGCGATGCTCCGAATCTCATCTGACCGTGAGGGTGGATATTTCGGAATAGCTAATTTCAATAGTGCTTATGCGGACTCTGATGGATATCCCGCATTTGGTATCAGTGGATTCAACGGTCATTATGGAGGGGCGCAGGAAGTTCTTGGAAGAATGGTTGCATCCGGAGAACTGTCTGAAGAAGACAGGGCTATCGCACTGGAGCTCATTGATGAAGTGGGCAGAACGTATACAGGAAACAACCCATTCAACAAAAATAAACTCGATACACTGATTCGTAAATATTCGAATGTCAATAAGTATGCACAGGACGGTTATGCATACCAGCTCATGCAGAACTCAGCACGTCACGTGTTTAGTGCATATGATAACGGAACACTTCGTAGCGTTGAAGAGATGATTATGCTTAATCAGCTCTCACCTTACGGACCAGCACATATTCCAGCAATTCTTGGTTTACCAGGTGCTGGAAGTTGGGCAGAAACTACTGCTCCTAATAACCTCAAGACACTTAAGTTTAGTAGTGATCCACTTACAAACCTCGCATACACAATGAACGATTATTATACACGTAATACTTCAGCTTGGACTAAGTATTCTTATATGAAGAATGAGCTGAAGGAAGCGTATAAGAATCTCGGAGGAACGGAAGCTCTTGGTTTCGGCGGTGGTATCGCAGACTCGCTCAATTCCGGTTCTTATGATATCGTAGACACACCTGTCGCTATCGGTAGAACACCTAGAGTTGAAGTTGACTCTGCACCAGTTACTACAAGACTCGACGTAATTATCAACTATCTCAGACAGATTGCCAATACTGCTAGACAAAACCGAGCAGAAACGGCGGCAACTAATTTGGATATCGGACACGGAGCTATTGTTGAAAAGCGTAGCATGTCCAGTTCTGGTTCCAACAATATGCCGGCAACACCGGTATATACAGACATTAAGAACAGTGATAGAATGAAAGCGATTCATGATAGAATAGCCAGAAGTCCTAGACCTGTATAAAAATAATGAGGATAAGCCAATTGGCTTATCCTCATTTTATCGTTCCGGTAACAACGCTTTAATATGCTAATGAAAGAGGTGTATTTTTATGGCAGACGAATCAGATATCAATGTTCGTCCTCTCTCGGAGGACGAACAATTTAAAATACAAATCACAAATGATGCCGCATCACACGGAGGTTCGGGTCTATCAGGATATAGTGCCCCGAACGAAAGATTGACGAACAGGACGCATACCTCTATTCCCGAGGGCACATATACTGTTACCGGTAGAAGTAACTATGATACGTCATGGGTATGTATAAGTGTAAACGGAAAAGATGTATGGATCAAGCTCAACGGCGGAGGATATATTGATGAGGATGGTACTCCATATTTTAATTCACAATATTATTCCGAGGAAGACCGTGATAAAGCACTGAAAAGTGAACTTGATATACTTGGTACTATGAACTTTGAACAGTGGGCCACGGATAGTTATGATGAACGTACAGTAGGTGAGCTTGCGGGTAGTAATGAATGTATAGTGTACACTACCAATCAAGATGGACAGACATACAATATGCGCGAGAAGGTTGTAATGCACAGTACAAGCAGTCAGATCGAATATGGATCGGTATATGCACATTATATAACCTTGGCGACTAAAGCATATGGTGCACCACCGCAATGGACACCATATGTTGATCCTCGAGTAGGTGAACTGAGATTATCATCAAACCACGTGTTTCTATTGGGAAGAAAGTACTTGGAGACCGTAATATCAGCTCCAACTATATTGTCGTTATGCCCAGGTGTAATCAAATATAACTCAGCTCTTGGTGAACTCTTAGGTGAGAATTTCGATAATATGACCCCTGAAATGTTTCAGGCAGACAGTTCGGGTAAAATTATCGAGTTCCAGCCGTGTTGGTACTCCGACGTAGAAGGTGGTAACCACGGTTACCTCAAATATGTAATTACGTTAAATAAAGCTGCGTTAATATCGATGAACCGTACAGAATATAAGACCGGTGAAATTGAACTAAAGAAGCGAGAATTCCCTGGTTCATCGCAAACATATTACAATACTGAGCAAGTGTGGTATGATTGGAATAATTCGGACAATGACGTTACTCGCATATTCGGCGATACCGGGGGAGAGAACGCTATTTTAGACACCCTCTCAGCAATGGGTAATGCAGCAGCGGGATTTCTCGAATCCTTATATACATACAAATACGTTCATTTTTACTGCTCTGGTAATAATTCAACACGTGAAAATTTCGAGACTAGTGTCAGAAGCTCTATGATTGAGGATCTCATAAACTCATCGGTAGGCTCTGCAGTTAAGGATGTAGCGTATTTCATGGGTGGTATTATCGATGCCGATACTACACAGCAATTGGAAGAATGGGCCGATACCACATCTAAATCACTTGGCTCTCTCGGTAACCTTGTATCTATGGCGACCGAGGTATTTAAAGGTGCCCGATTAATATTCCCACAGATTGTCGATGACTGTACATTTGGTAGAGATGCACAGTTTACAGTTAGATTTGTTGCAGGTTCATCAGATATTGAAGCAAGATATCTGATGAGATGTGAGTTTAATCATCTTCTCGCATTGGTATTGCCAAGACAGGTTAAAGGTAAGATTGATATGTATACTACACCATTTCTTGTACGCGGCCTTTGTAAGGGACGTTGGAACTGTGAGATGGGTGTTATAACAGGATTCCAGGTGACGTATGGTGGGCAGGATGATGGTGCATGGACGCAGGATTCACAGCCAACCGAAATTGAAGCTACGTTCTCAGTTACTCCATTATATTCTAAGCTTGTTATGTCTTCATTCGACGATGCATCGACATGGTTCCTGAGAAATACTGGTATGATTGAATATGTCATGACGAACTGTGGTGTTGACTTGAGATTATCTCAGCTTGATATGAAGATGGAAATGGCCGTAGCTATGGGAGCTGAAGCTGCCAATCCCATGCGTATGTCAGACGGTATCATGGGTAAAATCTATAATCTGGCTCAACCGCTTCGTAACTTATTCAACTTCTAATACCACTTTAAATATGTAAACGACCTCCGAAATATATTTAATGAGTATATATTCTCGCTAAGACTAATTACGAGAGGAGGAACTTACAGATTGTCAAAAGCAATAGATAGACTGAAGGATGAATATGACAGAGTATTTGGTCATATACCGGATGATCCCAGTGGTCAATTAGAGTATCTGTGTAGTGAGTGGAATATCAGTCAGAATGACATTGATAAATTCCGTACCGATGTAGAACGATTTATCACCATGAAGACTGATAAGATTATGCTATCGCTACCAGTTACTCCATTGGCATCTAGACGTCCACGTTCATCTTCAGACGGACACTTCTATGTGCCCGATATCGAAAAACACCGAAAACTCGTACAAAGCTATATCGACTATAAAGGCATAGTATTCACATTATGTCATATAGATATCGATATCTACGTCGAAATTCCGTCGGCTATGACGAAGAAAGAAGCATACCTTGCCCAGATAGGTCTGGTAAGACCAACAGGTTCAGACTGGGATAACTATGCGAAAACATATTGCGACTGTATACAAAATGTGCTGATAACAAACGATAACCTGATTATCAGTGGTACATGCCGTAAGTTCTACTCAGTTAAACCGAGAGTTGAAATCGAGATTGAATATCAACCTTCGTTTGATTGTAAGTATAATGAGCGGCGAATTACTAAGAGCAAATCGTATTTGCAGAATATCGAAAGGGTGAAGTATAATGAGTACACGAGAAAAGACTGACTATCGAAAGAATAAGAAGTCTATATGCGAGATTTGCGAGAATCTCTTCTCCAAGTTTAATGGAGACTTTATATCTGTACCGAATAAGACTTGCAAAGAGGTAAACGACTTACTCGGATATGCATGTAGTGATAAACCAGCACTACAGAATGTCGATGTGTCTAAATACCTCTACGTTGTCGAAGTTAACGGAACGACGATGATAAGAAAGTAATCAGTTTAATATCCAGTAACCACTACGGTTACTGGATATTTTTTGTTCTTATAATAGCCTCCTCCAAAACAACGACATAACAATTTACACTCACAAAGAAGAGGTGTTAATAAATGGCTAAACGAAATACGAAAGGACCAATCAATACTCTGGTTCAGAAATTGATTCAGTCCATTGACCCCGATAAGATATCGGATTTAAATATAACCGACCGTGGTGACACGTTTAAGAAAATTATCAATAATGAGCTTGAGCTCACTAAAGGTATCTCCGATGGTAGTATCGTTGACTTCAGTCGTAGCCTGAATTCTGATATAGTAACCAAGAAGAATGCCGGTGATAAGTGGGGAAGTCCAGAACTCACAGGAGATGTTATTGAGTATATCAATAAGAATACCTCTAGCATGTTCCAGGACTTTGCTGAGAATGAACGAAACCGTTATATCCAGTATAATGATTACAACTTCATCTCGAAGTTCGTTCCAAAGATTGGTCAGGCGCTCAGAATGATACTGACCCATATCGTATCGTCTGATGACCTCACTAATACATTCAAGCGTCAGCTTGAATTCGGCTCACTCGATGTCGATGATACACAGACACTTAAGTTGGCACTCGAGAAGTTTGAGAAGGAAAACAAGCTCCTCTACAAGCTTGAGAATCTCGCATATAAGAATACACTCATCATGGGCGAATATTATGTGTACGCAATTTCATATAAGGACCTCTTTACCAACTATGCCAAGCTTCTTGCTAAGAAGCGTGAAGCGTCTGGTAAGGTTAAAGATAAGAAAACTAAGAAGTCCATGGGTTATGCTATGGAGTCTTATATGATAAGTGATGATGAGTATAAAGCTCTTGAATCGGCATACTCGAGCAGTGCCTCGGATAATGATCCATTGCGTAGCCCAAAATCCAGCTCCTTTAGAGAGGACTATGGTAGAGGTGCTGTTGTTACATGTTATGATTCCGAAATTCCATTCATTTTTGATGAAGATGTAGAATCGGATGACCCTAATCTCTATGAGAAGAAACTTGCTACTGCTCTCGAAGCAGTTGAGAGAAGTGGTGCCGCTCAGAAGACCAAGACATCTGTTGATGGAGTTGCCGATGGTACTTACGGACTCGGTGGTTCATATGATATCGCGGGTACATACATAAAGTTTATCTCCGCGAGAAATATCGCACCAGTAGAAGTACTTGGTAACGTTGTAGGCTACTTCTATATCAGCCATACCACAATTGATAAGGCTAAGAAGACTGTATCGATTGGTAATATTCATATCTCGTCTATGAAGAAGCGTTCTCCTATTGAGGATATCGCGAAATCTATGACTGAGAAGATTGCTCAGAAGTTCTCTGATAAGTTCGTTGCATCCAATACTCAGTTTAAGCATCTGATTGCTGACTGCATCATGGCTGCAGGCGTAACTAATACGGAGTATAAAGTACAGTTTATCCCTGCTGAGAATATCATACACTTTAAGGTGGATGATGATGAGAATTCTCGTGGTCAGTCTATCCTTAAGGATGCCATCCAGCCAGCTAAGACTCTTGCAGCAGTTAATATGAGAAAGGTACTCAACTACCTTAATAAGTCTGGTGATAAGACCGTAATGACAGTAAGAGGTGGTAATGCTGACTTCAGCCGTAAGAATCAGGCCATGCGTATTATCCGTAATATGCAGGAGCAGAATATCGTCGTATCTGACCTGCTTGGCGATTGTAATAATATCTTCCATAAGTATGCTGCAGATGGCAACATCATGATGCCAACATCAAGAACTGGTCAGAAACTGGTTGAACTTGAGAAGATGGATGGTCAGCAGATTGATATGAACGTTGAGTGGGAGAAGGAGCAAGAGAATGAGATACTTACAGCGATGGGTGTCCCACCACTGCTTCTCGATACTCATCTTCAGGCAGACTTTGCCCGTGCATTTACTACGGCACATGTTGGTTTTGCCGGTACTATTGCTAAGTGGGATGGTGACCTCGAAGAACCAACAACTCAGCTATATAAGATAATTATACAGAATCTGGACATCTCGGAAGAGCTTAAGACACGAGTGCTCCCAGTATTCGCGTTTAAGTTACCAAGACCGAAGTTTGCTGCAACACAGACAGGTGTTGAATCTATTCAGCAGGGTGTTCAGATGGCTGAGCAGTATATTCAGCTCAAATATGGTGAAAGTCCTGATGAAAATATGAAGGATGTTATCCGTGAAGTTAAGTTCGCAATTGTTCGTGAGAACTGTGCAACTATTCCTTGGGAAAGATACGACGAACTCGCTAAGAAGATTGAGATGGAATTCATTAGCATCAAGGATGATGTTAAGGATACTAGTATGAGTTCGGACAGCGGAATGGATGAATTCTAACAAAAAAAAATATCAATAACCCCCAGAAGCATTATGCTTCTGGGGTATCTTTTAGAACTTTATTGGTGATTCCAAGAAGAGCTCACCGAATCTATCGCTATCAATAGTAATGGTAGCTTGTCCTTCGTGTATATTGAATACCTGCCAATCTGCGGTAAACCCAGATATTCCGGCATGACCTCCACCATTACAGCACTCTCCAATAATGGTGGTGTCGTATTTATTAGAGTATAATGTATATGCCCATTCGCCTTTGTTGTTAATGTATTCCTTGATGGCGAAATCGTATTCTGTTTCCTTTCCGAATAACTCATAGTTGCCTACGTTAGTATTTACGATTACACAATTACCAAAACAACATCCTTTACCTGTCTTAGCACTCTTTACCGTGAGTACGAATCGTCTGGCATTTCTCATAATGTGTGGATAAAGAATATTATTTTCATACCATACGATTGATTTACCCTCGCTGATTATCTTATCCACAAAGTCTGTATCACCTTCAAGGCTATCCCATGCACATGGACTTTTAATCTTACTAAGATTCAATCTCAGAGAACCCTTAAAGAATTCAAGTGAACCCTGATATTCATTCTTATATAAGTCGTGGTCATCCACGAGCTTATAAACCGTAGGCATACCTCTCATCGTGAAGTACATATCCCATGCCAAGAATGTTGCAGAGTGATCAACGTTTACATGTTTATGAAATGCACATGTGCCATTAATCTTATACTTCGATAAGCACCTTTCGCTTGACAGGTGATGGTCAATATAATCGACTCCGACATGTGGAAGTGATGCAATATCGTCAATAATTGCGAAATCGTCTACCGTTGAGATTGCTACATCAACAATGATAACCTTCTTAAGGTTCTCGCATGCTGAAACTGCACCGGCGATATTCTTAGCAGCATTCTTAAGGCTGCTAATTGCCATTGGCCATATATAACGGTCACTATAACCGCATTCAATGAGATGCTTAAGCGCAATACGTGCAGCAGCTGCTCCGTCATTATCATCATGAAATGCGATGATTGCTGTTGTATCACTATTAAGTGTATTCACTGGGTATTTTCTTATAAAGTCATATCTAGTCATTATTATTTTCCTCCATTTTATCTTATCCATACATACTTTAAATCCCGAGATATCAACACGATATCTCGGGATAATCTAATCAATTCATAGCTATTGCTTCATGTGCATTTTCCTGCCACTCCGTATCAATTTCTGTCTGCCTTTTCAGATACATATATATTACATCTGACTCGAGGCCGGTTATTGTCATATAAGCCGTACCGTTGAGTTCTTTATTTGTATATACGTCATCCATGATGTTACGATTTAATGTAAATCCACCGGCGCCTGGATGTCCACCACCACCGAAGAATTTACATATCGGTGTAATGTCATACTTATCAGAATATATGGTATATGTATAATCACCATTCTTATTCTGGAAGTACTTGATGCACAGATCAAAGTCTTTATATCCCTCGCCATTCTTACCGAACAGTGCACTATTACCCCAACTGGAGTTGATAACTGCACAATTGTGGAAGTAAAATCTTTCGGCTTCAGATTCCAGCGCTACTTTGATTATCTGCATATTGCGACCGATCATAGGACATATTGAGCCATTGATGTACTGACCGATAATATCACCGGCAGATACAATCTGGTCGATATGTTCACCCCAGATGGTTCCATCTGCAATCAGATCATCCCACAGAGGGTCCTTGATATCATGCAGTGGGAA